CAAAAATTAAAACATTTTTTTCCTCTTTTGATTTATTATCTAATCCATAAGCAATAGCAGCAGCTGTAGGTTCATTAATAATTCTTAAAACATTTAAACCAGCAATAACACCAGCATCTTTAGTTGCCTGTCTTTGTGAATCATTAAAATAAGCTGGAACAGTAATAACAGCATCTTTAATATCTTCTCCTATATAAGATTCAGCAATTTCTTTCATTTTAGTTAAAATCATGGATGATATTTCTTCTGGATGAAATTCTTTTTCTTCTTCTTTATAATTAACTACAAATTTTGGTTTATCATTTTCATCAGCTTTTACTTCAAAAGGAAAATTATTAATTTCATTTTTTATAATAGGATCAGAAAATTTTTTTCCAATTAATCTTTTGGCATCATAAATGGTATTTTTACTATTACTGGATGATTGATTTTTAGCAGAATCACCAATTAATCTTTCATTATCAGTAAAAGCAACATATGAAGGAGTGGTTCTATTACCTTGGTCATTAGCAATAATTTCGCAACGATTATCTCTCCAAATTCCAACACAACTGTATGTAGTACCTAAATCTATTCCAATTGCTACCATAATATAAATTATAAAGTCTATGTATTTTTAAGTATTTTTATATTTAATTCTTTTATTATTTCTTTAATCATTTTATCTTTATATTTTTTAAATTGTCTATCTAAAACATCATTTAAGGTACAAATAAATTCATAATTAATTTTACTACGATGATAAATGTCTCTGTCTTTCATTTTATTTAATTTATTGTAAAACATAAATTATATTTCAATTTTTTTTAATAATATATATTATATATAATGTCTGATTTAATTAAATATGATAGAGAATGTAACTATATTGATATGAGAAATCAAAATAGCAATAATATTTTAAATGAATGTAGTAGTAATAACAATAATGTTAATAGTATTTGTAATATTAAGAACTCTGATTTAAATGCTATCAATGAAAAAACAGATAAATTTATGAATGAAAATATGTTAAATGTTTTTGTTGATAATAATTTATTAAATATATCAGATAATTCATTAATATATTCTTTAACAAGTGAACAAAATAATATTAAAATAGATAAACCTATAAAAAATAGTTTTTTAAATATTTATAGTAAAGATGAAGAAGATAAAGTAATAGAAACAAGTATAAATGGTTCTGGTAATATAATAGATAGTTTAAATCAAATAGAAGAAGAATATACTATTAAAAATAATAATATAAAACCAATTATAAATTATGAAGAAAATATATTGATTGAAGAATCATTAGAAAATATAAATAATGGAAATGATATTTCACAATTTACAAATGAGATTAAAAATATAGATACTTTAGAATTATTTGGATTAAGTGATATAAATTTAGAAAATTTATTAAATGAAAATTTAGAATGAAACTAATTTAAAATTATTAATATAATATAAATATATATAACAATGAAGTCTGCTATTAAAAGAATTATAAATAAAGATATTAAATCATTAGAAGACTTAAAAAAAAATAAAATTTATGTTGAATTTGATGAAAATAATTTTTTGAATGCTAAAGCTTTAATTATAGGACCAGATGATACTATTTATGAAAATGGATTATTCTTTTTTAATATAGAATTTCCTACTAATTATCCACACACTCCACCTGTTTTAAAATATATAAGTAGAAGCAAAATTAGAATACATCCAAATATATATGTAAGTGGTAAAGTATGTTTATCAATATTAGGAACTTGGAAAGGTCCATCATGGACATCATCAATGGATATATCTTGTGTATTATTATCATTACAATCATTATTAAATAATGAACCATTATCTCATGAACCTGGATTTGAAAAATATAGTGGTCCTATAAGTGAAGACTATAAATCAATAGTTTATTATGATAATATATTAAGTCTTTTTTATAGAAATACAAAATATATAATGGATGAATTTATATTTTTTCAAAATATTATAATAGATAATTTTAAAAATAATAAAGAAAAAATAATAAATAAATTAAAAGAGATAGAAAATAAAGAGTTAAATATAAGTGTAAATATTTATAGAATAAATAGTAAAATAGATTATAATTTTTTGATTAATAAATTGAATAAATTTGATTTATAATTTATTTAAAAATATTAATAAATATTAAATTATAATGAGTAAGATACAATTTTGCGATGCTTGTGATAATATAATGTATAAACAAATTGATGATAAAAATAAATTATTTAATGTTTGTAAAGTTTGTCTAAATATAGAAGAAACCAAAGAAGATAAAGAATCTTTATATGAAAATAAAAAAGAAATTAATTTAGAAGAAATTATAAATAAAAATAAATTTATATTAGAAGATAATACATTATCTTTAATAGAAAATCCAGTTAATATAGTTTGTCCAAATAAAGATTGTAAAACAAACACAGAAAACGAACCATTTAGTTTAATTAGTTTAAAATATGATTTATCAAATTTGAAATTTATTTATAAATGTAAAACATGTAATCAATCTTGGTTAAACAAATAAAGAAATTTAAAAATATATTATTTATTATAAATAAATGTCTGATTCAGAAGATTTTGAAGATTATGAGGATAAAGTTATTGAAGAAAATACAGATGAAGATTTAGATGGTACAGATGAATTAATAGTTGATGATACTGAAGAAGAAATTGAACTTAGTGATGAGGATGATAAAATGGAGGTTAAAGATAATATAGAAGAACCAAGTGATATAGATGTTAAAATATTCAAATCATCTATATTAAGTAAAGAAGAGTTTAATAATTTTTATAAAATATATGATATTAGTAAAAATAAAACGAGTAATATATTAACTAAGTATGAAAAAACAAAAATTTTATCAGAAAGGTCAGAACAATTATCTTCTGGTGCTATATCTTTAATTTCAAATAAATCAACAAATACATTAGAAATAGCTGAAGAAGAGTTTAAACAAAATAAGATCCCATTTATTATTAAAAGATTAATAAATAATAATTATGAATATTGGAAATTGGAAGATTTAATTAAATTATAATTAGTTATTTTATTGAAAAAAAAATATATTTAGTAATTATAAAAAAAAATGAGATTAGATGTTAAGATTATAGATATTATTAAAATTTTGGTTCCTTTAGTTATTATATTAGTTGTAATATTTTTTGTTTTCAGAAAAAAATCAGAAGGATTTGAAAACTATGATAATTTAAAAGAGCTAATTAATAGCACTAAAAGTGCCACTGAATTAATGGAAAAAACAGCTAATAATTTGAATGATTCAGATAGTTGTGGTCCAAAATACGCTCCCAGTGGTGGAAGTCAAAAATTAAATAATAATAATCCATCTGAACCAGGTCCATCATGTAATAATCAACCACAATATGCACCTCCATATCAACAACAAGGACCGCCACCTCCACCAAATATGTATCATCAACATCCGTATCCTGCTAATTATCCACCACAGCAACACCATCACTCTGGATACCCACCTCATATTCATAATCCACCACCACCACAAGGAGCACAAAAACCACCATCTCCAGACGGGATTCCAGCACCCGTTCCAGGTCCACCACCTCAAAAGAGAGAAAAACCACCAACACCTCCACAAGAACGACACCCAATTCCACCAGGAAAATCAGTTGAAATTAAGATGATATGGGCCCAATGGTGTGGATTCTCTAGAAAGGCAGCACCTGAATTCACTAAATTAAGAGAAGAATTTGCTAATACTAAATACAATGATTATACACTTGTATTTAACGACCATGAAGAAGGTCACTCTGATTTCAGAGAAAATGTTACTAAATATGATATTAAAGGTTTCCCAACTTATGTTGTTATTGTTAGAGATAATAATAATGAATTACATACTGGTAAATTTAATTCTATTAAGAAAGAAGACATGGAAGCCAAATTTAAAAAGGAGATTGATAGTGTAAAACCTTAAAGATCTTTAATAACATTATATTTTTCTTTAGATTTCTTTTTAAAATCCTCTACATTATTACTTTTATTTTTTTGATAATGCTTAGCTGAATAATCCCAAAAAGCTTTTGCTCCTATTCTAAAATCTTGATGAGGAGAAGCTTTATACCAAAATACTTGGTCTGATAATTGATTACTTTTAGCATTATTATTAATTACTAAACATTCATAATTTTCAGTACACTGATCCATTACCTGACAAAACATTTCAAATGTTGGAAACATACCAGCATAATGTTCATATAATCTTTTTCTATTTGAAACATAATTTTCTCTTAAAATAAATACAAAATCTATATTTGTTCTTAAATTAGGTGGAATACCTAAAGCATATTGCATTGTTAATATAAATAATATATGATAATGTCTTCCATTCATAAATAATGAACGAACATTTTTATCCTTAACCCAAGTATTATCATATAAACAGTCATCTAGTATAATAAAAGATCTAGGATCAACTGATTTACCTTCTTTTCTATCATTAATTAATTTTTGTTGTCTTTTAATTAAATTTTCAATTATAGCTGGTTGATATTCTTCATGAATGAATATAGGTGGAACCATCTTTCCATAAAATTCATTGGCAGCTTCGGTTCCTGATATAACACTACCAGCTGGTATATTTCTATGAGCATGTAAAATATCTTTACATAAAAATGATTTCCCTGTATCCCTTTTTCCAATTAAAACTACTGTTTTATCATGTGTAATTTGAGACATGTCAAATTTTCTTAATTGTATTTCCATTATATTTTATATATTTTTTTAATTTTATTTAATATAAACAAATAATTATATAATTTGTATAAAATTAGAAATTATAATAATTTTTAAAAATATAATCAAAAATGAAAGATTTATATATAAAAAAATATATATGGAATAAAAATGATAATAATGTTTTTTTTGATTCTTTAAATAAAAAATTAAATATTAAAAATATAAATAGATATATTCCTATATTGGCTTTATATTTATATTATCATAATACAAAAAAAGCACATAAACTTTTAGATTTTCATAGAAAATATTATATAAATGAAATACTAGAAGTAGAAGAATTAAAATATTATAATTCTAATATGTTATCACAAATTAAATTATATAATAAAATAGATAATAAAATAACACAAACAGATTGTTTTATAAAAATAATGCCTATATTAGATATAATACCATTTATAAAAAATAATTATAATATTAATAATAATTTTAATTTACCAAATAATTATAACTACAATACATATTCTAAAATAAATTCATTATATAATAGTTCTTATATTGATACATTTTTTTCTTTAATTGTTAGTGAATTATCTTGTAATAATATTTTACCTAATTTTCCTAAATTTTATGGTCAAGTTAATGGTATAATAGATAGTTTTAAATATGATATTACAGATGAATATGAAGATATATGTGATAATCGTGGTTTTAATAAAAATTTAGGTAAATTATTTAGTATTAATATTTATAAAGAAGATACAGAATCAGAAACAGATTCCGAAACACATTCAGAATCAGAAAAATATGATACCGATTCTTACAGTGATTTAAGTGAAGATAATGATTATATCTTAAATATTTATAATTTTCCAGTCCAATTATTATTTATTGAAAAATTAGATAATACTCTTGATAAATTATTTCCAGATATATCTGTTAGACAATTAATCAGTTGTTATTTTCAAATAAATTATGCTTTAATATATTTACAAAAATGTTTTAATTTTACTCATAATGATTTACATATAAATAATATTATGTATAAAAAAACAAATAAAAAATTTTTATACTATAAATATAATAATCTTTATTTTAAAGTTCCAACATTTGGATTTATATTTTATATAATTGATTTTGGTAGAAGTATATTTACATTTAAAAATAAAATATTTACCAATGATATTTTTTCTGAATTTGGAGATTGTGAAGGTCAATATGATTATCCCATAAATAATATAGAACTTTTTGTCAAAAATAAAATTGAAAAAGAAAATACAAAAATTAATTATAGTTTTGATATGTGTAGATTAACTACTACTATTTTAGAAGAAATTGAAAATAATTCTTTATTTAAAGATGATGATGATTTAACTAAAGAATTATTTAAATTTCTCAATAAAATTTTAGTAGATAAAAATAATGAAAAAATATATAATGAGGATATTAAAGATAAATTTGATTTATATATAAATATATCTAAATATGCTTGTAATGGTATTCCTAAAGATTTAATAAACCATAAATTATTTAAAATATTTAGAATAGCTAAAAAAGATTTTCCAAAAAAAAATTTTTATAAAATTTAAAATGGAGGTCTATAATCATTACTTCCACTTTCTATATTGGTTGATTCTGAATTACCCCCACTAAATAAAGTTTTACCATTATAAAAACTAGATAAAAATAAATAACCAGGAATAAATATTAATATAAATACTGTTATATATCTAGAATGTGAGTTTTCATTTTCATTTTCATTATCATAATCATCACTTTTAGTTAAATAATAGTATATACCAGTTATTATTAAACTTACTATAAAAGATGTTAGTAAATTATTATTAATCATTTTATAATTATACTATAGATAATTATTTTAATCAATCTTCTGCATCATCAAATAAAATATATTCATTATTATTATTATCATCATCTAATTCTATACCCTTTTTTTCTATAACTTCTTGTAAATCATTATAAAAATTATCCAATGTTATAGTATCATCTTCTTTATCTATCTTATCAATAACTTTCATATTTATATTGGATTTAACTTTACTTACATCATCATCATTATAATCAAAATTATCTGTTTCCTCTTTTTCTTCTATTTCTTCATTTTTTTCTTCTTCTAAATTATTTATTTTTGAAATATTAAAAATCATATCGTTTTTATAATCTTCACCTATATTTATATATTCTTTATTATCACCACCATCTAAATCATCTTTATTATCTCTATCATTCATATCTTCTTTAACATCATCATTTAAATCATCCTTAACATCATTTAAATCATCATTTAAATCATCCTTAACATCATTTAAATCATCATTTAAATCATCATTTAAATCATCATTTAAATCATCCTTAACATCATTTAAATCATCAAATGGATTGTCAATAGAATCTTTATCATTATTAATAATATTATGATAAACATCTAAATTATCTTCTATGGTTTTTTCATTTTTTTTATTATATTTAATAATATCTGGATTATCATAATCTTTAAATTCTTCATAATTTAAATTATCATCTTCTAAGTTTCTATTAAATCTATTATCTATTTCATCACTATTAAAATCTCTTGATTTATTTTGTAATTCTTCTAATTCATTTTTTAATAATCTCTTTAACTCTTGAGTTTTTACATAACTTTCATTTTCATTTGATATTTCACTTACATCTAAATGCTCTTTTAATATTTCTTTAACTGGTAATAATTTTCTTACTGTATATTCTATACCTTCTTTAATTATATTTTCTGTTATTTTAATATTCTTTTGAAAATCATAACTTTTAATATTTTCATTAAATAAATATGGATTTTTCCATAATTCTCTTCCTATATTTATGTATACTTGATGAATAAATGAACTATTTTTAGGTATAGTTAAATTTATTTTTTTTGCCCTTTTACTTGGTCCTAATGAAGTTAATATTTTAGTATGACTTAAAAATACAGCTGTAATTAAATCATCTAACCAATCACAATTAGATACTTGTAATATTCTTATAGTTTCTCTTTCAATTATATCACTATTCCATTTAGGTATATTTTGTATTTGTTTTCTAAATGTTTCACTTAAATCCTCTTTATTATTATTTTTTATTTTAGATTCTTCATATAAACTTCTAAAACC